ATTTAAGGAGGTGTGCAAGTGGGATACAATTTTCGGGTTTTTGAAACGGTAAAAAGCAAGGCTGAAAATACTGCCTTGATTCCGATTACACCTGGACGGTATCTGATCTGCACTGATACTTCCGATGTCTACTATGACACCAAAGACAATGTTCGTAAACATCTTACTGACATTATTGATTTGGAGACGGACGCGGAAAGAACAGCAATCCTTGCTCCATTGGACAAATTTTACTTTGTAAAAGATACGGCTCACTTCTGGCGCTATTTGAATGATGCGTGGGTTGACCTCACATCTGGAAGCGGCGCAAGCGACGCTGTTTATGCAACTCTGGCCGCAGATGGATGGGTGAACGGCAAACAGAGTATTTCGATCAATGGATTAGGTGCAAATCAGAATGGAATTATCAGCATTACACAAGACATTTCAGCACAAGCGATGGAGGCAGTAAAGAATGGAGAGCTTTATGTCTGCGCTCAGGCCGATGGAACTATCACAATCGCTGCGGATGGCACTGTACCCACCTGCGATATTCCGACCGTCATTATTTTGCTGAGTTAAGAAAGGCGGTGTTGACGGATGAGCGAAACAACTAACTACGGGCTTTATTTGGAAGATGATGCGTCTGCTAAGTTCCAAACATGGAGACAGAAAATGAATGGTTCTGAGCAATCCAATATGGTGAAAATTGACACCGCTCTTGGCGAGAAAGCAGACAAAAGCACTTCAGCTACGGCAACATTGCTGGCTTCCGCATGGGTAGGCGTAGATGCTCCTTTTACACAAGAACTCTCTATTGAGGGGCTTGGTGCTGCGCAAAACGGAACTATTTCGGTGGCGCATAGTGCGACTGCCGAGCAACGGGAAATTGCGCGAGAAGCGTTGCTCTCCATCACTGGTCAGGAAAACGGAAAGCTACAAATCGTAGCTGATGGTGAACTCCCAGAACAAGATATTCCCGTTGTAATTATTCTCTTAGGTTAATGGAGGAATCAATATGCCTATTATTTCTAATTTCCCAACTGGCGGCGGATCTGGCGGCGGACTTGCCCTTGCTGCTGTTACGGGAATTGCAACGCTCGCGGCGGCTGGAAAGGTCTATGTAAAATGGACTGATCCTGATGATATGGTCGTTGCCGGCTCTACTCTTGCCGCATGGGGAGGAACACTCCTTGTTCGTAAGGCTGGTTCTGCTCCGACAAGTCGTAGAGATGGTACAATCGTTCTCGACAGCAAGACACGAGATCAATATAAATCTGCCTATTTCTGTGATAGTGGATTGACTAACGGCGTGAAGTATTACTACAAGCTGTTCCCATACACTACCACTGGTACATATACGGACAGTGCGGAGGACGAATTCAATGTTACTCCTGCTGCTGTAAATGTTGGTAATATTTCTGGTGCAAGCGCCGTTGCCGCTGGTAATGGAAAGCTTGCAATCAAGTGGACTGATCCAGCCGCGACCGTAGTTTCGGACGGCGTGACGCTTGCGACATGGGCAAGCACAAAGATTGTCGTTAAGGCTGGAAGCTACGCAACTTCTCCAGATGATAGCGCTGCGGCTTATAGCTTAAATGTGACCACTCGTAATCAGTATGCGAATTCCGCACTTACTGTTACCGGCCTAACTAACGGAACAACCTATTACATTTCATTCTTCCCCATCTCTACGGATGGTGCAGTTAATGTAAACACAAGTAATAGAATAACCGGAGTTCCAAATCGTTTGAAGATTTCGACTGTTCCAAGCCAGAGTGGTACATTGACATACAATAAGAACTCTCAGTCCCCGTCTTGGAGTAACTATGATACATCCAAGATGACGATTGGCGGAACGACATCTGGGACAAACGCCGGTACATACAATGCTACATTTACGCCGAAAGATGACTATTGCTGGTCTGACGGTACGATTACGGCAAAGACTGTTTCGTGGAAGATCGGTAAGGCAACTGGTACGCTGACTGTAAGCAAGACAAGTATCACGCTGAACCTAAGTAAGCTGACTGATACATTTACAATCGGCGGAAATTATGATGGTACTTTGAGTGTTACATCTAATAAGACAAGCGTGGCGACAGCTTCTCGTAGTGGGACTACGGTTACAGTTTCTCATGTCAATCAGACAAACGGAGAAGCTACTATCACAGTTAGTTGTACTGCCGGTACGAACTATACCGCACCCGCAAGCAAAACTGTCACGGTCAAAGCTGAGTTCATTCTTGCTACGCTGAATGACAACTCTTGGGCGGCTATTCACAGTGTCTCTGGAACAGGTGCAAGCTATTGGGCGGTCGGTGATCGTAAGGCTGTCTCTGTGAGTGGAACAGTTGGTACTAAGTCAGTCAGCGGAACTTATTATGTTTTTATCCTTGGATTTAATCATAATGGTGCAACTGGCATTGATTTTGGTACATTCAAGACCGCTTTGACTAATGGTGTTGATATTTGCTTGACAGACAGTAAGTACAACAGCTATTCCACAGACGGAACGAAATATTTCAACATGAACCATAGTTCAAATACGAACTCTGGTGGCTGGAAAGGCTGCGATCTTCGTTACGATGTGCTTGGCTCAACGAATACGAATGATGGCGATGCTACATCTACGACTGCGACAAATCCTGTTGCGAATACGCTAATGGCAGCTCTTCCGTCAGATCTTCGTGCTGTGATGCAGCCAATGACGATCTATACGGATAATGTTGGCGGCGGTTCAAACACAGCGTCGAATGTTACCACATCTGTTGACTACTTGCCGCTATTGGCTGAGTATGAGATTTTCGGTAGTAGAAGCTATGCGAATTCTACAGAACAGACTTATCAGGCACAGTATCAATACTTCAAGAATGGTAATTCTAAGGTGAAGTATCGTGATAGTTCCACCTCTACCACTGCGGCTTGGTGGGAGCGTTCTCCGTACTACTACGGCAGCGGCTCCTTCTGCGGTGTGTTCTCGAGCGGCAACGCGAACTACGCCGACGCCAGGAGTTCCTTTGGCCTCGCCCCCGCTTTCCGCGTCTAATCCCGTATCAAGAGAATCCTGCCCTCGAAAGAGGGCGGGTTTCTTTTTGTTTTTCAAAATATAAAAAGGAGTTCTATTTATGTCGGTATTAAAAGCACATAGATCTGAAAGCAAAGCTGAGTTTGTAAATACCGCAAACAAGATTTATGTGGAAACGATTAACTTCTTATCTCGACTTTCTGCAAGATTTTCAAGATTGATGGCAAACGATGTATCACATCTTGCGTCAGAAGTCCTTGTGAACGCAGAAAAGGCAAATAGTATCTTTCCATCGGATCACACCAGAAAGGAATTGCGCAAGCAACACCTTTTAGAGTCAAGAGCTGCGTTGATGGCTTTGGATGTTGAGTTGTCTCATTGCTACGACATTATGATGCTGAATCCAGAGGGATGTTTCACAACATCAAACGGGAATCCAGTTAAACCAGCGAGAGCGAAAGAAATTCTTGAAAATATGGCGCAATCGCTTGGTGAACTGATTGATTCCGAAAACAGTCTTTTGACAAATACATTAAAGAGCGACAAAGACCGCTGATATTATATCTACCCACGAAAATTGGGCTTTGCTTACCAAATCATAAAAATTGGGTGCATTTCTGTAAAACCTGTCGGCTTTGGGGATTCCCGCTGTCCACTGCGAATTGGTGGGAGCGTTCTCCGTACTACAACAACAGCAACAACTTCTGCAATGTGAACACGAACGGCAACGCGAACAACAACAACGCCAGGAATTCCAATGGCCTCGCCCCCGATTTCGCAACCATTTTTAGGTATGGTCAAATACGGTAGTCCTTTTGAGGATGACGGAGACCTTTGCGAAAGGAGAAATGTTTCCCGTGGATAAAACCCGAAACCGCTCTTTTGATGCTTTTGCACGGACGCTTCTTGCATGGTGGGAGGATATTGTGCTTAATCCTATTTCATGTGTCAAGGCAAAGCAGTTTAGGCGCACTCTATATTACAACTGTACGAAAGGCGAATAACTATTTATGACAAGCAAAGAGCGTCATGAGGCAAGATTCCAAAGACGGAAAGCCGAGAGATGGCGCAAGAAACAAGAACGAAGCTTTGCTGTAGGAACAATGGCAGATGTATTTTCCTATGGCGACTTATACAAAGCAGGAAAGCAATGCTGCAACGGTGTACGCTGGAAGAATAGCGCACAAAGATTTGAAATGCACTTGTTTTCTGGCACGGCGCGGCGGAGAAAATTACTGCTGGATAAAATGTGGAAGCCATGTCCATATGTTCATTTTGTTATCTCCGAGCGCGGCAAAACAAGACCAATTGACGCACCTCGTATTCAAGACAGGCAGATACATAAGGTTTACACAAAGAAAGTCCTATTACCTTTATATCTGCCAGATATGATTTGGAATAACGGAGCAAGTCTTCCAGGCAAAGGTTTTCATTTCTCTAAAAGACTTTTGCGTGAGGACTTGCATTATCATTTTAAGCGCTATGGGAGAAATGGAAACATAATCCTTTTAGACTGCAAGCAATTCTTTCCGAGTGCATCGCATCGCGTTATTTATGCTCGTCATGACAAGCTGATTCATGATTATGATTTACGCAAGCTTGGTGATGATATCGTTGCATCAAGCACCAGCGATAAAGGTATGCCGCTTGGAGTTGAGCCAAGTCAGGCTGAAATGATTGCTTTTCCATCTCCGCTCGATAACTACATTAAATGCCAGCTCTCTATTAAATGCGCTGGTCATTATATGGATGACTACTATATCATAGTTCCTCCGAATCAAGACCCAAAGGAGATCATGCGTCTCATTGTTCAAAAAGCGTCAGAACTGGATCTGACAATTAGTAAAGAAAAATCCAGAATTGTTCCGCTCTCCAAACCGTTTCGTTATTGTAAGGCGAAATATATCTTGACGGAAAGCGGTCGTGTTATTGTGACTGGTAATCGAGGAAGCTTCAAGCGTACCAGACACAAAATCAAAACATTCTACGAGAAAGTCCAGAACGGAGAAATGTCCTACGAGGATTTATGGACTTCTGTAAATGGAATGCTTGCGTATTTAGAGAGCTACCAAAACCATCAACGAGTGTTGAGGCTGCGACGGCTCTTTTATGCTATCTATGGCTTTTCAGCAGAAAACATAGAAAATTTCAGAGCAATGGAGAGATTAAAAGATGCAGTACATTGTACATAGAAGATTGAAAGACACTGCTATTTGCGGTGGCGTAAATATTCCAGCGACAACTATTTGTGAAGAAATCTGCGGTGTTATTTATTACAACGGTCTTCCTGTTTGTTATACGACAAGTGAAAATGCTCATCAGTTTTTTGCGAGAAACGATGACGAGTGCGGTTTGCGTCGTGGCAAATTAACTCAGACCATTCAAAAAACACTTTCTAAGCGTGATGGTAATTATCAGATCCGATGGGATAAGGTCTGGGCAGATCCAAAATGCCGTCAATACAAAAGGCCAGAATATGAAGATTATTGGCTTTGGAATCATGAGTTTTTCAACGCTGATATTGATGTTTTACTTTATATTGCAAATTTAGTCGGAGCAAAGGAGGACAAGTAAATGTATCGAATTATTAAGGTAGTCGATGGAGCAGAGGTTGGAATTACTGAGGCTGTCAATTATATCAAAATTGGCAGTAGCGGCAGTTTTGCAACAGCAACAAAAAGTGATGCCATTGGTATCGCATTTGATAGCACTCCATATAACCTCGTTGGACATGACGAAATTGAAGGTGCAGAAACCGTTGTTGTATCTGAGATTGACGGCGGGACTGCTGTATCCCATCAACAGTCCGCAATCAATGAAATGATTCAAACGATTTTGGAGGGATAACAATGAAAGAGAAACTTAGAGAGCTATACCAGAATGGACAGGCCGGCATTACGCCCTGCATTAGTGCGAACGGCTTGCTTAAAGCAGTTGCAAACGGCTGGATTACACTTGATGATGCTGTTGAGATCATTGGTGGTGAAGACACTTTGCCAATTGTCCGTGCGGCAAAGCTGAAAGAGATTTCGATTGCTTGTAACGAAACAATCGTGAACGGCGTTGATCTTACTCTCGATGGCGAAACAGTGCATTTTAATCTAAGCACGGAGGATCAGGCAAATATCGCAAACCTGTTCCGCGTTGTCGAGCTTGGCGGAACTGAGTTCCCGTATCAGGCTGATGGCGGCGTTTGCCGTATCTATACAGCGTCGGAAATTGCAACGATTTACATTGCTGCGCAAACACTTATTACGACACAAACAACATATCACAACGAATTGAAAGCTTATGTACAATCTTTGGATAGCGTTGAAGCTGTCACATCAATTGTATATGGAATGACTTTGCCAGATCCGTATAATACCGAAATGAATGAAAAGCTTGCTGTTGCAAATGAACAAATGCAAGCAATTATTGCTCGTCTGAGCAGCGCGGCAAATGCGTAATCTGAAGACATTTTTCAAACTGGCAGCACTGTTTGTTATTGGCGGTGCTGCCTATGTTTTGATTGAATTGCTCTGGCGCGGTCATAGTCATATTTCCATGTTTATTCTTGGCGGTATGTGCTTTGTTTCCATCGGTTTAATCAACGAACTGTTCCCGTGGGAACTTGGTATTGTATGGCAGGCTTTAATCGGCGGTGTACTTGTAACCGCTCTTGAATTTATTACAGGCTTAATTGTGAATGTTTGGCTTGGATTAAATGTGTGGGACTATTCAAATCTACCGTTTAATTTGATAGGGCAAATTTGCTTGCCGTTTTTCTTTGCTTGGGTTGGATTGTCTGTCGTGGCTATTGTACTTGACGATTATTTTCGATATTGGTTTTTCGGAGAAGAGAAGCCGCATTATACGCTGGTTTAAGGGCGGTGATATAAATGAATGAAGAAAAAATCTGGAAATTCTTAAAGTCAAAAGGTTTTACTGATTTTGGCGTATCTGGGCTTATGGGGAATCTATACGCCGAGTCTGGATTAAGTCCTATCAATCTACAAAACTCATATGAGAAGAAGCTTAATTTTACAGATCAGAGCTATACGCAAGCCGTTGATAATGGCAGCTATACAAACTTTGTCAAGGATGCTGCTGGTTACGGACTTGCCCAATGGACATATTGGAGTCGAAAGCAAAACCTATTGAATTACGCACGAAGCGTTGGAAAATCAATCGGTGATTTGGACATGCAGCTTGAATTTCTCTGCAAGGAGCTTTCCGGATATTCTACTGTGTGGAAAACGCTACAGTCTGCGACGTCCGTTTTTGAAGCATCTAACGCTGTGCTATTACAGTATGAACGACCCGCTAACCAAAGCGAAGCCGTTCAAAACAAACGTGCAAGCTATGGACAAGCTTATTATGACAAGTTTGCACAGAGTACGACAAAGGAAGGAGTTGGTAGTTTGACTGCGATTGAAAGACTTATTGCGACGGCAAAGGCAGAAGAGGGCTATTTGGAAAAGGCGACGAACGCCCAGCTTGATAGTAAAACTGCAAATGCCGGTAGTAACAACTGGACAAAGTACGCCCGTGATTTGGATAACATCGGGAATATTTACAATGGCAAAAAGAACGGCTATGCCTGGTGCGATGTTTTTGTTGACTGGTGTTTTATCAAGACATTTGGCGTAGATCTTGCTATGAAGCTGCTGTGTCAGCCATATGGCGGTGCTGGAGCTGGATGCACCTATTCTGTTCAGTATTATAAGCAAAAGGGACAGTTCCATAAAAGCAATCCTCAGGCCGGCGATCAGATTTTCTTCACTAACGATGGCGGAGCAACATCTTATCACACCGGACTTGTTATTGCTGTTGGAAATGGCAAAGTCTATACGATTGAGGGAAATACATCAAGCGCTTCTGGAGTTATCCCTAATGGTGGATGCGTAAGAGCCAAATCCTATAATCTTACCGCTACATATATTTGTGGGTACGGTAGACCAGATTGGTCGCTTGTTGGTGAAAGTGCAGAACAGGAGGATGAAGATATGACTTTGGATAGATTCAAAGAGTTGATGAAAGAGTATCGTGCAGAGCTTCAGGACAACGATTGCGGTACTTGGAGTAAGGACGCTCGTGAGTGGGCAATCGCAAACGGTCTCATTGGTGGCACTGGAAACAATGCAAATGGAGAGCCGAATTATGCTTGGGCGGATCAGCTTACAAGAGAGCAGGCCGCAGCGCTATTCTATCGTTTTGCAAAATTGATGGGTAAAGCGTAATGGCTGTTAAGCGTAAAGTGAAGCGTCGCAAGAAAAAGAAAGGTTTCATCCATCATCTTGTTTCGCTTGGCTTTAGCAATCGGCTTGCAATTTACATACTTTTGTTTTTGGCTGCTGGCTTGGCTGGCGGCTTTTATCTTGCCAACGAAAGCATTAGAACCGGATATACTGGCGCTCTGATGTGCTGGACGGTGGTATTTACGCCGATTGGTACAGCTTGTAGCATTGTGCTAAGTAAAATCGTTCATAAAAGCGAAGCTGAAAATGTTGGTGGAAATGGAGACGGCATCAAATTTGCAATGGCAATGTCTGACGCAGTAAATGATGACGGATCGAGCTGGGAAAGTCCAGCTATTTAATTTGAGAAGATAACAGTAGTCTGCCGGCTACTGTTATTTTTTTATTTGTTAGGAGGATACGCAATATGGAATGGGTAAAGATTCTTGTTTCTGCTCTGGCCGGTTTAGCTGCCGCAATTCCTCTTGTAGTTGAGTTGGTAAAATATGTTCAGAAAGCGATCAGAGAAAAGAACTGGTCTAAGGTGCTGGATATGGTAATGAACCTTATGCAGACCGCAGAGACTAAATTTGAGACTGGTGCTGAGCGTAAGGAGTGGGTGCTTGCAATGGTAAAGGCATCTGCTGATACCATCGACTACGATATTGACATGGATGCAATCAGCGATTTGATTGATAGTCTGTGCAATATGAGCAAGGTCGTAAATGCCCCAAAAGCTTAATTAGGTTTGAGCAGATTGGAGGTACTTTATGACTGGACTCGAAGAGTTTCTAAAGACTTTCGGGAACATTACGGTTTCCAATGTGATTACCGTTGCTCTCGCAGCCGTTTTCCTTGGTATGACTTATAAGAAGATCAGAGATTATCTTATTAAGAAATACGAAGCTGAAAAAGAAAAGGACAAAGAGCTGAAAGAGGCGCTTGAAGCTGTGCGTAAGTACCCCGAATATCGTCAACAAAGCATTAGGATTCAAGAAAAGCTGGAAAGCGAAATCCAAGAGCTGCGTAAGGCGCAGGATGAACATACTTGCCGCTTATTGCAGATGGAGGAAAATGCTCAGCGCAGAGAGCGTAATAAACTACGCGACAGACTGCTCCAAAATTATCGTTATTACACGAGCAAGGAGCATAACCCGCGTCAAGAGTGGACTCGTATGGAGTCAGAAACATTCTGGGAGTGTTTCGCAGACTATGAGAACATGAATGGCGACGGTTATATGCACAGTGTTGTGCAGCCAGAAATGAATTTGCTTGGCATTATCGAAATGGATGATGCAAGTGGAATCGCTGAGCTGATGCACAGCAGAAAGTGATTTTAGATCGGCAAGATCGCCCAGAGTCATTCTGGTGAAGTTTCTTCAAACGAGGAAACAAAACAAGGGTGCAGAACAAATCTGCACCCTACAAATAATCAAATACATTTTCAGATAATTTAATATGGATAGCCTGAGCAACACCGCTCATCGACGGACGATGACGCGACGCTTCACAGTCTTTTTAACCGTTACTTTCACTTCTACTTTGACTTTCGCCATAGCAGTTTCCTCCTTCCGTAGATACTACCCTGCGCACAAGGCGCTCTGTCTGCTGTAACAGACGGGTTCGGGTAGATGAACCGTTATTCCCATGCGGGAGGTGGAAGGATTCTGTTATGAAGGCGCTCAGGCTATCCGCATATAAATATATCATGGAGATGGTTTCTTTTCAATAAGGGTACAGATTTATTTCTGTACCCTATTTTTTACGCATTTGTTATTGTACTCAGATTATGACACCATTTCGCGCTGGTATAATAAGCTCAATATAATAATTTGTAAGCTAAAGTGCGAGTTGTTTCAAATGGTATCTTTAACTAAGTGAATCCCCGCCGTGTACGTCTGATACCCCGACCCAAGGCTCGCGTAATACTGCACCGTCACG